GTTAAGAAAGTTATTGTAAGAAATAACTTTGATATTGTTTTACCACCAGAGTCTTTATCTTCCCTTCCTTTTTTGGGCGGAATGGCCGGACAGCCTTTTTCTCGATTAGGCACCACCACCACAGGAAGAGCGCCCACAGGGCGTAGTTTAGGTGCTCGACCTCCTGGTCTTGTACCAGTTGATGGCGCCGGCCGAATCATAGTAAGTGGCCACAATGCAGAAAACTCTATACCAATGTTTGGGAACGTTCCAGTAAGATACCGCCTTGGGAATGACGGGCGTCCAATGGATCTTAGTCTTCCACATAGGGAAAGAGGCGGGCAGGAAATAAGGTTTATAACAATACACAACTGCGGCTGGGGTTTTAGGAGCGGTAAGCCCGGAGCCACCAGGCTAGGTGATTATTTAGCACGTGCAGAAAGAGCCGTCTCAGGCCACATAGGGATTGACGAGCAGGGCATCGAGCAGTATTTGCCACTTGATAAAGTTGGTTTTCACGGCGGGCCACAAAATAGTTATTCTGTTGGCATTGACATATGCCAGCCATACGATCCTGAAAACCATGCTGACGATATGAGAAGAGGTAACGAAATGACCCCGGGCCTATACACTACTGGCCAAAACCCAACATATGATATTCATAGAGGGCCACGTGAGATTGTGAATATATCAGGACAAAACTTGGAAAACACGGCACAACTTCTTGTTGCTTTGCATGCGGGGCTTAATCTCGGGCCGCCCATTTATGCTTCCGCAAGTGAAGTAACCAATGGCAGAGGGGAGTTTACAATCAGACAAATACTAGATGCCGGGTGGACTATTGTGCCCCACTCTGCAACCTCGCTTGCTTCTGTGCGGTATGACATATCTCAATGGTGGGATGTTGTAATGACAAGATTTGCAGAAATTTGGGGAAGCACTTAACGAGAAAATTATGAAAAACTTAGACGACACAATAGAAAAAGCCCTGGGCAACATTGAGGAAGACCGGGCAACAACAAAAGAACTTCTTCAAGACTTAATGAAGTATCTGGCCGTAACAGATGAGCGCCACAGAGAAGTTGGCTCCATTGCAGCCAAGTATGTCGAGACCCTTCAAAGATCTAACGAGCAATTGGTTAAGATTGCTTCTTTAATGCAAAAACAAAAATCTTCATCATTTGATTTTTCTTCATCTGACAAAGATCAACTTTATGACATTATCAACACAGAAGAAGAATAATGCCAAGAATAGAGAAGATAAATAAAAACAAGTTTTCTTCCCCGGAGTCCAACGCTGAAATAGAAGAAAGGACACTTAACGAAGCAAACAACGTTATAGGTTCCGGCATTGGGTGCACGCCAAAGTTTGAGCCAGTGCCAGAATACATTGCAGCCGGCTGTGAAAAAGTAATCTCCCAAGGAAACTCTTACATAGTGCTTGGCCGAGACCGCCCTTCTGATAGGCTGTCTGGCTATGGTGGGATTGGGGCAACCGGTGCTCACTCGATTGATTTGGTGGTTGGCAGGCGAGCCCCCGGCGCCCCTGCTGGCGCTAAGGTTTTTGTCGACCCAAACTACACAAGAGATGCAGCAAGAATTTACATTGCAGAAAAAACAGATGTGGATGAAAACTTTTCTATTGCATCATCAAACTCAATAAACTCTGTTGCTCGCTCAGCCATTGCCTTAAAAGCCGATGCGGTTAGAATTATCGCAGAAGACTCCGGAATAAAATTAGTCACCGGCATAAGTGGCCGGAACTCAAATGGAAGACTGGTGAGCAGAAACCCAGGAGTTGATTTGATTGGCGGAAACGACGATCGAGACTTGCAGCCAATGGTGAAGGGAAATAATTTAGTTGAACTTCTTGGAAAGATGATCGATCAAATTAATAATGTAAATGGCTTGGTGATGGAAATGTCGACAACACTATCTGTTTATGAACTTGGCATCTTGGCGGCGCTCGGCGTACCGTGGCCAGGAAACGCTTCTGTTGCAACACCTGTCACTGTTTTAAAGATGCTCCAAGATACCAATCTTATTATGAAAGGCGTGACGCAAAAAGTAAGTCTTGCCTCAAATACAATCAATTACCTAACAAGCATTGGAAATAAAGACATTCTTTCTAATTATCATAGAGTAAATTAAATGATTTTTGATCAACTAGTATTAAATCAAGTTAAAGAAATAGAAACAAATAACATTGGAGAACTATCTTCTGTGTCGGCCATATATGTCGAGGCCGGCTTCAGTATGAAAGATTCTGGTGGAATTGATTTATTTTCTTTAAGAGAAGAGTTGCGACAAAAATCGATTGGCATCTTTTCTGATTATTATTCTAACTTAAATAAATCCAAGGCCTTTTTCGAAGATCAGATAACCCCCGGGGTTGAATTGTTGCCCAACGGCACAACTATCGACTTAGAAAGAGTGGAGTTCACAAACACAGGCGAAGAAGAGTGTGAGCGTGTTGACTTTAAAAAAGTGTTTTTTATCCCCTCGGCGCTGCTAACACCACCAACAGAAGAGCCAAACGAAGTCGTGTCGCCGTCTGGGGGTTTTGTAGAGATTTGCAACGTGCCAGACTTCAGATCGAAAGTTAAGTTTATTCAAACTTTTATGAAAATTAACTTTCTTGCTTTGCAAAGGCCAAAAAATAATGAATTTGTTAAAGGCATAAATTTTAGAAAGTTTTCCACCAATAAAAAGAAACTAACCAAATTTATAAGTTTATTTAATAGCGTTTTAGAAAATAATAAGTTTAAAATAAATAAACTAAAAAATGAAAGCGTAGTTATTTACTTTTCTAAAAATCTTCAAACAGTATCCAAGATCACCTTCAAGAACCCGGATACAGGACAAGAACTAACCGTTTTCTCACAAACAGAAGGGCAGTTTAATGCCCGGGCTTTTGAACCTTTCAGCGATGCTAGGGCAAACTTTTACGTAAAAAACTTTGACTCTATCTATCCCGACTTAGCAGCAGCGTCTTTCAAGAGAAAGAACATAAACTTTCGAACTTTGGTTGCAAGAAACTTTCTTGCTCCCGGTGTCTCGCTGGAAGACAATGACTGTATGTCGCAATCGTTCGGCACCTCAGACGCCTCAGCCGCCGCTCTATCTGGAAGGTTAAGAGAAGTGCTTAGAGACCAGGCCACAAGGGGCGCTCGCTCTCTGTTGCAGCAAAACCCCTTCAAGACAGTAGAGGAACTAGCCAAAGAGTCTAGCCTTCTAGACAGCCCGGACATAAAAAGAGCAATGAAGAAAAAACTCAAGCAAGAGCTTGTTGCTGAGGGCCGCTCAATAGTAAAGGAAGGAAAAGAGTTTTTTGCTCAACTGCAAGGGCCGCCCAAAGAGCAAGTGGATAAACTTGGGCGCTTTGTAAATTCAATAGAATGGGAAGAGATCATAGCAATGGCGGCTGTGTCGATTGCTGCCAGGTATGGAGCCGGTGAAATCTTAGATGAGGATTTCATAAAAAAACAACTAGCCGAAAGAATCTCAAAGCACTTTACAGGAGAGAGGGCCTTAAGGGACCTAATGGGCAAACTAGGAACTGCTGAACTTCAAGCGTTTGCGGTCTTTTTCTCAATAGCACTCCTTGAACAAGAAGGAAAAACCCCTGAAAGTGAAGAGGCTAAATTAAATCTTATTCAATTAAAACATGACGAACTAAATGCAGAAATCCCAGATGAAGTTCTTGAGAACCCAGAGATGTCTGAAAACCCAGCAACAGTCTTGCAGTATGAATTTAATACTCACGAATTGGCCAGCAAGACAACGAAACCAACAGAACTTGACTTCTTGGCTAGCCCACAAACAACTGAAACTAATCAAGAGAAAAAACAACTATTTTCTTTTGCTTTAAACTCTGCAGATTTTACACTTGCAAAGGAACAGTTTATAGACATAGTAGTAAATCTATCTAATTGCGATAGGCAAAACAATGCCGATCTTTATACAAAGATGATTATGTTTTTAATTGAAGAGTTTGGCGGGCCAATGTTAGATTATTTTGATGAATGGTCTGAGTTTATTAATGCTTGGGATGTTAATAATTTAGATTTTTGCAATCTACCAGATTTAAACATTCCTAAATTTAAACTTTTTCCAATAAATATTACAATACCAGATATTAGTTTTTTAGATATATTTAAATTTATTTTTAATATTATCTTGGCTGCCTTGTTTGCTCTCTTGTTAAAACTAATACAAGCAATAATAGAGTTTGTTCTTTCTTTAATACCTGATTTTATTTTTGATTTTGAGCCTTGCGAGTTTGCTAATGCTCTTAAAGATTTTAGTCAAGTTCTCCGTGGTGTTGTCTGCCAAGCCATGAACGGCGAAGGACCACTAGAAAACAGGCTGGCCGACATTGGCTGCAAGATACTGGACGCACAAACTTCAAACGAGATCAACAATAGAGATCTTGTTAACTTCTTTAAAGACTCTTGCCGACAAGGCCTTCTTCCCGGCGCCTCTCTTGTTGAGTTGCTCGGCGGCGATGCCTCGGAAGAAACAAAAGCAAGGGCCGCTGAATACTTTAGAACAGTTGGGAACGAAGCCTTGGCGGTTGAGATAACAAACAATCCAGAGATTCTATCTCAAGCCGGTGGTGCTATTGGTAGTGTTGTTGGAATAACAGATTTAGTTGCGGCCCTAGACAATTTTGAGCCCACATTCCCTGGCTTGAATTCGAATGGTTTTGTTAGCAACCTGGATTTATGCTCAGACCCAGAGGCTTCCGACATACTAGACGAACTGTGCACAGAGCCAAACCCCGAACTTAGACAGCAACTTCTAAGGATCTTAGAGCAACAAAGAGAGAGCGACAGAGAAGATTCTGCGAAACTATTTGGTTATCTAGCAAACCCACAGAGCCTAACAAGAGAGATAGAAGATCAGATACCAAACCTTATTCACCCTTCGTTGGTCATACCCGGACTAGTAAGAGATGGGCAGTTGGATCAGATTCCATTAGTCAAAAACTCTCCCTCTTTTGCACTTAACAGGGATGAGCAGACACTACTAGAAGTAAACACACAATCAATCAAATCAAACTTAGAAAGTTTAGACTCTTCTGTTGCTTCCTATGGGTCATCCTTGATAAGAAAGTCTAACAAGTATAAGAATAAAATAGAGGCTCTACGGGCCGTCGCTCCGGATCCCTTCTCAACAGAAGTTGCTGTAAGTTTTGACTTTGATGAAAGCAAAGAGCAGATAATTTCAGGCTCTTTCAGCAACGATCTTTTTATTGCTGACTTAATGCCCGCAGAAGCAAAAGAAAAAGTAGAAGAACTAACATCTGAACTGTCGCCTGAAACTCAAAACAGCAAAAAACTAAGTTTCGATTTGGGCGTTGAATACTATAAGCAGGAGGTCTTTACCCCTCTTCAACAAGAGTTTTCAAAAGAAGATACATCACCAGAAAAGGTGTTAACCTCAGACATCTTCTCAAGCGAAGACTTGTCCTTGTTTAGCGCAATCGCAATCGAAAATGGCCACTTAGTTAAAGAAGTAATTGATCCAGTTATTAGCATTAACAATTCTAGTTTAGATTTAGATGCCCTATCTGTTAAGATGAAAATAACTGGCGAAGCAATAATAAAAGAATCACTTCAAAAAAGAATAAAGAATACTGGCCTGGATCTAGGCGACATTCTTGGGGAGATAATTGAAACAGAAGAAGATGAAGACTTTACTTTTGAAGGGGCAGCAAATCTACTTCCCACAACACAGCAAGAAAGCGTTATCAATAATTATCTAACTGGGGATTTTGAGCAAACAAAAACTTACAAAAGATTTATAAAGTCTTTGCCTGAGTACTCAGAGTTGCTTTTAGCAAAAACAGATAGTGAACTTGCAGTTATAAAAGAAACAATAAAAACAATAATTAACTCTATCGTCCTTGAAGAAGTTCACGCTCGCTCCGCACTGCTACTGGGAGATTGGAACGAGCCTTATGCGATAAACGATACAGAAACCGCAGTTTACAACCTCTCTACACTAAATTACAATGTAGAAGATAAGATTAATTTAAAATACTCTGATTTTGCTGTTAAGTTTTTTGAAATAACTATTTCTGGCTATAATGCGATTAGTTATTACCTTTATGAGATAGAGAAAACAACCGGCAACCTAGCGGCTGTTAGCAACTCTCTTGGTAGAACAGCCACGCCAAAAGACTTAATGAACATAGAAATTAGCAAGGCGATCAAAGCCATCAACAGCAGTTTTGAGCCGGGCGCTTCAAGGCTTCTAGCCTCCGAGATAGAAGGGAAGTCAAAGCGGTTCTCGGTAATCTACAACTTCGAAACCCCATCTTTCTTCTCTTCAGTGCTATCAGACGGTGATTTTGAAGCATTTTTATCAAAATCGGCTAAAAACAACCAAAAAAACATGTTTTTAAGTTCAAATCTCTCATTTGAGGTTGTTTTAAAACCAGGCTCTGAGCACTATGATGCAATACAGTCTTTAGATTTAGAGCAAATAAACCTAAAAGCTACAAACGAAAATGTAAATAATCTCTTTATTACAAGAAAAAGCTATCTAAAAAGAGAAACTTTTGACTCATTGAAGAATGGCGAAGCAGTACTTCTTGACTATGATGATGTTTTTTCTGTTGATTTTAACCCCTCTGAAGATAAGCGCCCTCTAATGGCTTCAATATTTAATTTTGCAATTCCAGGGGATGATTTTGAAAGCTTTATCTTCGAAAGCTTTACAGTAAAACCTGTATATAGGGTTTTCACTACATGCTTAACAAAAGAAGATGCAGAGGCAGCAAGAATTACAGTTGGTGATGGCTCTTTAAGTAGATCAGAAAATCGCTCTCTTGGTATTTTTAAAAAACAAAAAGTAAATTCAATCTATTCTGCAACAAATAATAGAATATTTAACTCATCTATAATAGACGGCGAGCAAATTGAAGGAGCAGGTTTTGCCCTTGTCGAACTTGCTTCGTATCAAGGCCCTCTTTTAAACGCCCAGACTTACACAGAGTTCGAAAACCCAAACCTCATTAGAAGGTTTATGAAAAGTGAAGAAAACTCGACCTCTGCGCAAGACTTTAAAAAGAATGCGTCAATCAACATTCTTCTTTCTTGCCTTGTTCCTTACTCCAACATTATCAATGAAGCAACTAGTTATGTTTTAGAAGGAATAATTAACAAGACAGACGAGGGCGACGGGCCAGGCAGAAAACTATTATCTCCAATTGAGGAGCAAATTGAAATAACTCATCTTGTTTCTAAGAGAATATTAAGCAATGTCAAATAACAAAGATACAATTAATTTAGATTTTGATATTTTTGATAATGATAAAATTTTTAATGAGACAAATGATGCCGATCGTCTAGTAGATAACTCCATCATTATCCCATCTGACGATCAGGTTTTAATCAACTCGCCTTTTCTAAGCGTCAGCCTGCCGGTAGACAAGAACTCAACAAACGCCTCACCAGATGGTTATCATATGATAAGAGGCTATGGAAATCTAGTTAAGCAAAACTTTAAAAACCTTATGCTTACTTCTCCTGGTGAAAAAATAATGGATCCTAAGTTCGGTGTCGGTTTAAGGCGGTTTCTTTTTGAGCAAGACACACCAGCATCCAGGAGCTCCATAGAAGGCAGGATCTATTCTCAAGTTAGAAAATACCTTCCTTATATAAATGTAAGAAGAGTTCAGTTAAATGAAATGAAAGATGATAATAAGTTAAGTATTTATATTTCTTACTTTATTAATCCACTAAACATGCAAGCAGTTTTTAACTATTCTGGAAATACCACAAATCAACTAGGTAGCAAAGGAGGGTTTTAATGGCAAAGGTCAGCAAACCAACAATAAGATATACATCAAGAGAGTTTGATTCCATCAAGAAAGACTTAGTATCGTTTGTTAAGAGATACTACCCTGATACTTTTCAAGACTTCCAAGAGGCAGGCTTTGGCTCTATGGTTCTTGACACAACAGCCTATGTTGGAGACCTTCTATCTTTCTACTTGGACTATGAAGTCAACGAGTCATTCCTGGATACTGCTGGTGAGTTTGAGAACATAATAAAGATAGCACGCCAAATGGGCTATCGATACCAGCCAAACAAGACCTCAACCGGCATCTGCTCTTTTTATGCCCTTGTGCCGGCAAGAACATCTGTTGCTCTTGAAGGCGGTGCAGAGCCCAACTATGATTATGCACCGGTGCTAAGAAGAGGGACTTCTCTCGGTAGCAACTCAGGCATAACCTTCACCCTCTCTACGGATGTTGATTTTTCAAACACAAACAATGAGGTAGTTGTAGCAGAGAGAGATGAAACAACCGGGCGCCCCACAAGATACGCAATAAAATCGTTTGGCCGGGTTATCTCAGGCAAAACAACAGTCGCAAAAAGATCTGTTGGAGACTTTAAGCCATTTCAAAAAATAAGGCTAAATAATAATAACATTATTGAAATAATTTCAGTTACTGACTCAAACAATAATGAATACTTTGAAGTTCCAAACCTGGCTCAGGATACAGTGTATCGCCAAGTTCCAAACAACGGGGCAGACAAGGCTTACGTCAAATATCTATTGCAACCTAAGTCGACCCCTCGACGCTTTGAAGTTATTAGAGAAAACGGATCAATCTTTTTAAGATTTGGCTATGGCTCTGAAACAGAGATAGAAACAACTGAAAAAACAGTCATACCTAGCAAAAAATCCCTTGATTTATTTGGAAAAGAATACATTTCTGATACTTCCTTTGACCCAAACACTCTTCTTGAGAGCGGGAAGTTTGGTGTTTCTCCGGCAAACACAACTTTGACTATTGTTTATCGTGAGAACACAAACGCCAATGTTAACATTGCTGCTGGCGCACTGAACTCAATCAAGAGACCGTTGTTCAAGTTCACTGATAGTGCTTCTTCTGAGGCGTTAAAAACGCAGGTCGTTAGAAGTTTAGAGGTGACAAATGAAGAGCAGATAGTTGGCGACTTGCAGCCTCTAGACTCAGAAGACATTAAAGTCCTAGCGTCAAACTCTCTATTCGCCCAGAACAGGGCTGTGACCGCCGCTGACTACAAGGCTTTGATTTTCTCAATGCCATCAGGCCTCGGGGGAATAAAGAGGGTTGTTGCCTATAGGGATGCATCGAGCCTTAAAAACAACATAAACTTATTCCTTCTTTCAGAAGATGAACAAGGCAAGCTCTCTTTGCCAACAGCATCTTTAAAAAACAATGTTAGATTTTGGCTTACAAAATACAAACTTTTAAATGATTCAGTTGATATATTTGATGCAAAGATTGTCAATGTAAAAATCGATTTTATTGCGGTTGCTGAATCTGGCTATGACAGGGCGTCTGTTCTTGCCCGGGTCAAGAGACAACTTGCAAAATACCTAAGAGACAACCAAAACGACATTGGCGAACCCATTTACGTAACCAGGCTTATAAACGCCGCAAACGAAGTAGATGGTGTGGCCGATATAGTAAGAATGGACGTTGCGAGGAAAACCGGAGCAAACTACTCATCAACAGTGTATAGCGTTGACTCCAACTACTCTTCGGATGGAAGAAAAATCTTCATTCCCAAAAACGTTATTTGGGAAGTCAAGTTCCCACTTCAAGACATCAATGGAGAAGTAAGATAATGGCATTTAAAAAGTTCTTTGCGACTAAAGATAATACAATAACAAACGCCTCAAGATTTGGCGGCGCAACCAGGGCAACAGGCTCTAACATGGGCCTTGCAGATGCTTTAGAAGTATTTAAAATCTACGGCAACATAAACACCTCCTCTATTGAGCAAAGTAGAGTTCTGGTTGAGTTTGACACAGATGCTATTTCAACAGCAAGAACAGACGGTCAAATACCGGCTTCTGGTTCTGTTTCTTTCTTTCTCAATCTCTACAACGCAAAGACTCCATTCTCAGTTCCAAGAAATGTCGACTTGTTGGTCCAGCCCGTTTCACGCTCGTGGCAAGAAGGCCGTGGTATGGACATGGATGAATACAAAGATTTTGGTGAATCAAACTGGGTCTCTGCTTCAAACACAACAGCGTGGACAAGCGCCGGCGGTGATTATGTTTCCGGCTACGATAAAACTTTACGCTTGACAGACGGAACAGAAGACATGTCTATTGATGTATCTGACGTTCTAGAAGATATAATTGCCGGCGCACTAAACAACTATGGCTTTGGAGTAAGGCTTTCTGGCTCTTTTGAAACAGACTCTGATTCTTATTACACCAAGAAGTTCTTTGCTCGTTCATCGGAGTTTTTTTTCAAGCGGCCAACAATTGAAGCACGATGGAACTCTTCTAAAAAAGATCAAAGAGGAGATTTTTATGTTTCTTCTTCAATGCTATCAACAGAAAACCTTCACGAAGTTTATCTTTACAACAACTTCCGTGGTGTCCCAACAAACATTCCTGCTGTTGGAACGGGTGCTATTTTCGTAAAGGTGTTTGATGCTGCGTCTGGCGGGAACGAGTTGAGTTCTTCTATAACAGTCGACTACCCAATAACTGGAGGCTATGTTGAGACAGGGGTTTATTCTTGCTCATTTGACTTGAACACAACCGCTTCAACAGTCTACGACCGCTGGTTTGACTCAACTTTAACAACCTGCTTCCACACAGGAGCAATAAGCGTTAAAACTTATAGTGCCCAAGAAAACAACAAGATAGAGCCACTTATTCTTTCTGTTACAAACTTAAAAGATAAGTTTAGCAAGTCTGAAACCGACACAAGAATCAGGCTCTACACAAGAAAAAGAAATTGGTCTCCAACAATCTATACAGTTGCTAAAACAGAAATTGAAAATTATTTTGTTGACAATATATACTATAAAGTAGTAAGAAAAGTAGACAATGAAGATGTTGTGCATTATGGCACCGGCTCAACAAATCACACTCTATTATCTTACGATAAAGACGGGTCTTATTTCGACTTCGACTTCTCTAGTCTTGATGCTGGTTACATGTATGAATTTAAGTTCATTATTAAAGAAGGAACTATTTATAATGAATACCCAACCGGCTTTAAGTTTAGAGTAGAAGAATAATGACAATAAAAAAGTATTTTGAAAACAACTCTTTCTCAAACAACTCACTAACCGACTTAGAAAGCAAGGAAGGTGTAGATTTTGAATCTTTCGAGTATCTTGAAGAACTAGAAGAGCAAAGAACAAGATTTGTACCCAACGTTGACTTTTCAAAGCCAGAAAACTTTGCATTTTATGGTCTTGCCGAGCAGTACTATAAAGATGCAGCGTCAAGGATTATAAACAACTATCCTTATGATGGTTCAAGAAAAGAGTTGCTTGAGTGGTATAACAACTCAACTTACTTTGACTTGTATGTTTTTGAGAACGAATACCCAAGAACAACAGGGTATGCTGTCGGCTCTGCACAAGGCTGGGCTTTCAGCGGCTCAGACACAACCAGGGGCGAGCAATTCTTTTACCCAACAGTGCCTGAATACATCTCTGTTAAAGGCGGCCCAAATCCTGGACCTTCTGGCTCTTTTGAGGGTGGGAACAAGTATGATGTCTCAAAAAATAGAAACTCAAATCTTGCCTTAAATCTTTCATCTTCAGGTAACGCCATTGAGTTGTGGTATAAACTAGATCAAAGTTTCGGCTCTCCAATCGATCAAACTGGCCAGACTATTTTTGAAGCCTGGAATGGAGAAGAAGGCGCCTCAAAAGGACTTGTGACCCTCTATGGCTACGGTGTACAAAATACCGCAGCCGCCGATGGTTTTCTTCGTTTAAGAATCCAGTCAGGCTCTGCTGTCGACACGTTTGAGCTTGGAAACGTCTCTATACTCAACACTATTAGAGAAGGCGACTGGAACCACCTTGCGGTCTCCTACCAAGATCAGACAGCCTCTCTTTACTTCAACGGGGCCTTAAACACAACAAGCACAACAACCTCTTCGCTTGGAGACATTGGCGGGGCAATAAGGGCCAACATCGGCGGTTTTGTTTCAGGTTCTATTGGTGCTGGTAAGCTTATCGGCTCTGTGGATGAGTTCCGATTTTGGAAAACAGCAAGAACCGGTCGAGACATAGAAAGAAATTGGTTTACAAACATTTACGGCGGCACAAATACTGATGACGCCAATACAGATCTTGGAGTATACTTCAAGTTTAACGAAGGTATAACCGGAGACTCCTCAACTGACTCTATCGTGCTAGACTACTCAGGTAGAATCTCTAACGGCACTTGGGTTGGCTATTCTACAGGATCTAGAAATACAGGCTCAGCATTTGAAGAGTCGACTTTTGCATACCCAGAGTTTAAAGATCCAATCTTAAGAACAACAAACCCACGCTACACAACATACTACAACTCTGCTGTAGAGAAAGGAAAGAGGCACGACTTAAACAACTCATCAAACGTTTACTACTCTTTCCCAGATTGGATTGTAGATGAAGATTTAGAAAGCGGCTCAAAACTACTTCAACTCGCTCAGGCTGTTTCAAGTTATTTTGACACGCTACAACTGCAAGTTGGTTCTCTTCGACAACTTAAAGACATAGAATACAGCGCTCAAACAAGTAACCTAGACGACAAGCCAACTCCTTTTGCGGACAGGCTCTTAACAGAACGAGGGATGATTGCGCCAGACCTTTTTGTTGAAAGAACAGTCTTGGAGGATTTGTCACAAAAAGACAATGAAAGGGCTTTGGAGTCTGATTTATTTGACCTTAAAAACCTTATCTATCAAAACATCTATAACAACCTAGCCGACCTAACAAAGAAAAAAGGAACAAAAGAAGCAATACGAAACCTTTTAAACACTTTCGGTGTTGGTGAGGAGCTTATAGCAACAAAAACTTACATTGATGGCGAGAAACTTCTTCTTGAAGATGAACGAAAAGTTAACAATCAAAGTATAAAATATATTGATTTCTTTAAAGAAAACTTTAGAGATGCATCGATTTATCAAACTGGCTCCGTTGGCGGGAACGACCAGCCATACATAAGCGGTTCAGCAAATAAAACAAGGCTATGTGTCGAATCTTTTGTTAGATTTCCAAAGATTGATGAGAACACTGCGATTGATGACATACCAAACTTCACTACTTCTTCCCTGTTTGGTTTCCACGATGTAGAAGAATCACCTCCTTACAGCACTTGGCAAAACCCATCAACATCAAGCGTTTTTGTTCGGGCAGTAAAAGATAGAGTTATACCTGAACTTGTTTATTTTGAAATGAGTTCTTCTGTTTCTGCCATTACAGCATTAACTTCTTCTAAGTTCAATGACGTATACAATAACTCAGACTGGTATTTCTCTGTTCAGGTCATACCCCAGGATACCCCATCATTTGCCTCCTCGTCAGCCCCTGATTACAACATTGTGTTTAGCGGCTATTCTTACGCAGGCAACAACCTTCAAGATTCATTCTCTGTCTCTTCTTCAATAGCAAGAGCAGGTGCCCTTGCCTTTGTTCAGAGCAACCAAAAAGTCTACATAGGCGCCGAGAGAACAAACTTTACAGCCGGATTGATACATAAATCTGATGTTAGGAATGCTGGTCTAAGATTCTGGCTTCGTGATTTATCCACAGAGGAACAAAAAGCACACGCCCAAGATTTCTTAAACTACGGCTCTCTAACAAGACTCAATAACGACTATGCTCTTCAAGACGAGAATAGAAACTTTGACCTTGCACCAGAAGATTATCTAGCACTAAGATGGCAGTTTGATAAGATTACCACAACAGATGCTTCCGGCTCAATAGATGTTTTAGATTCAACATCAGGATCCGCAGACAGAAGAAATCGTGGCTCTTATGTTGATTCAGTGGCCGGCTATCACCACCGTGGTGCTGGAAATGAGTTCCCAACATCATCATCAGATGTTGTCCAAACTTTGTTTGTCGACTCTTACTCTCCTGACGTTTTTGACGGCTACAACTCTGATAATCTTGTCCAGGTTAAGCAGAGCGAAAACGAGCAGTTTGGCTTAAATCAGCGCTTTGTTTCCTTTATTACAACAGTTGAAAAGAGCGCACAGGCAGGCATCGACGAAGAGATGCTTAAAATGTTTGGCTCCGTAAAAGAACTCGCTTCTTATTTTGCACAGCCTGTTGAAAGATATAGAAAAGAATACAAAAACTTAAGATTTTTAAGAGAAAGATTCTTTAAAAACGTATCAAATGACGTTGATGTAGAGGACTATCTCCACTTCTACAAGTGGATCGACAACAGCCTCCAAGCAGCAATCGCTCAGTTTGTTCCTGCAACAGCAGACCACAACAAAGATGTGTTCACTGTTATTGAATCACACGTTTTAGAGAGAAATAAGTATCAAAACAAGTTCCCAACGCTGGAACTGCGCCAACCAGATCCCGAAGGATCTGCAAAGTCAATCAACAGCCAGCTTATAAACTGGCGTCTAAACCACGCACCAATCCCACTTGCGCAAAACACACACTCACCTTGGTGGAAAATAAGGGCAAGCCGCTCCGGATCGCTGCTAACTTCAGGTGATACCGGCGTGGATTCTGACCGTGAGCAGATAAGGTTGGTCAAAGAATCAGCCACAAATCGCTCCTACACCAGCCCACAGCGGTTTACAGTAGACGAACTTTATTCCGGAAAACAAGAAAGAAAAGCAAACTACTGGGATGCTGCCATACAAGAGTTCGGCCCCATAGTTGATGTTGATGGCCCAGGACCTCTAACTGCCTCTGTCTCAGCAGACTACCTTTTGGTCAGGGCAAGCAATGTTTATGGTCTTCTAGACAGTAGCGACGTTCTAGACCCAAATAAGAAGGTCAAAAGAACATTTAAGATTGAAAACTCAAGAGAGTATAACGGTTCGTATTCTTACGGCAAGGGCCATCTTCTCGCTCCATTTACTCTTTGGAGTTCTTCTGTTGATACAGGATACCAATCAGAACTTGGAACAAACTTTAAGTCAAATATTGGCCTAAACAACCACCACGACGACAACTACTCAAACTTCATAAATGCCCCTCTACAGTCTCCATTCACTCAAGGGTGGGTAGGTGGTAGGCAATACCGACACGTTGCGTTAAACAACGGCTCAGACGCAAATGGGACACGCCCCGAAGGCTTTTACCTTCTGGCCGGACCAGATCAGGCCGGAAGTGCTTCGCTAGGTGTTGTTAAAACAACTTACACCTCTGACGGAACTCACGACTTCAATACGCCTCGTGCTTCTTTCTTCCGAGAAGAGTTGGCCAAGCGCCCTGTAAACATTAAAAACCGCCAATACTCAACTGCATCTTCAAGATTAGGAAACTTTAGAAAAACTTACGAAGTTGTAATGACGAACGGAAGAACCAAAAATAATCTTTGGTTCCACGATAATGCTTCGCAAGTTCTTACAGAGACCGAAATCTGGGGCCTCAACAGAGGAACGGCCTCCCCTTATTTGAACGCTACGCTTCCTACAAGGGGCGTTGTTAAGTCAATTATAGTAAACCGCTTCTCTGCCCCCGGAGGGCCGGAGATTCAATCTCGTGGCTATTTAGAGCCTACTGGTGAAGAGTTATCACCCTACAACGCTTACCCATTCCGAAATACAAGCGTTCTTTTATCAAGCGGGTCAAACAACAACAACTTCACAGGCTCGGGTGGTCCAAGAGTAAACATTCACACCAGCATTCATACAAGCAACGATGGCCTAAGAAGTCTCCTTTCAAGACATTCGGGCAAGTTTGGCGTTGATTCTGTTTACGGTTCGGTGAGAGCAGGAGATTACAACACAACTGCTTCTTACGTAAAAGTTAATAGAAACCCTATAAGTCAATCAACAGGTATAAACTACGACAACTTCTTTGCCACACACCAAATACCAAGAACGCCAGCCGGCTACTCCTGGATTAGGGCCATACAGAGCGGAACAAGTGGATCTTTTGCTTATTCAAGAACCGCAACAAGACCAAGCGGATCTACTTCCGAGACCGTCCCATTTACTCAACTTGCGACTTCTATCCAGCAAGGCGGCGCTTCAGAGTATAGTCGAGCATTCACTGGCTTGCTAAGTGGCTCAACCCCCACCTCTGCTTATCTTACTTCTTCGCTCTTGTCGTCTATAATCGACCAAGGATCCACCGAGATCACAAATGAGTTAACAATAAACTCACTTCCTTCACAAAGTTTTGGTGTTTACGCACATGGAATAAACAACTCTATTTTTGGGCACAACACCTTTACTCAGATAAGAAATAGTTATTCTCCACAAGTTAGATCTTTCAAGAAAAACAATCTTCTTTCGTTTAAGTTCCAAAAAGGCGCTGTTGATTCAAACGATCGTGAGGTTGCAACAACCGAGGTCAAGAACATCTCAATGGCACCCGTTGTTCAGCACTACCCAACAAAACAGCAATTGTTTGTAAATGGAAGAACTGTTAACTTCCAATACACTTTTGGAAATGAGCTTGAGTATCTTCCCTTCTCGGATTCCGATCTAAACGGAGCAGCAACAGGTCTTCGTGAGATTCGAAGAAACAAAAAAACAAACTTTAACTACATTTCTGACTTATACACAGGAAAACTTCCTTATGCAAACGGCGAGTTGCGAAACTTAGTTTACAAGCAAAGAATCTGGCCAAAAGCAGAAAATACTTTTAGAAAAGAAAATCGACAAAGAACAAACTTTGAAGTTAATTGGTGGAGCACCGGGCGCTCTACGAGAACAAGAAATGATGTTCAAAACTCAATGGGCGAGACTGTTTTAACTCAGTCTATTTGGGCTCTTGATGGTGTTAATCCAGATACATATGAAGTTAAGCATATGTGTACGCCAATACAGGCTCATGGGGCTACTTCAACGCCCCGAGCAGCTTATCTTGGACGGGTGTTTATGAAAATAGTAGAAAAAACATACTTAATACTGGTGAGTTGCAAAATAATTATTTATTAAATTTTAAAATTGGCAATGCTTATAGCGGCCCTTTCTTTAGATCTTTTAACCCGGGTTTTGGCACTACGTATTACGCTCAATCTTCCAGCATGGTGCCAGGAGACAATAAAATTTGGTATGCTCCTTTTATGGAAAGTAAAGTTCAATTAGGGGTGCTTTATGCTAGAGATTTTACAATTCACAATTTTAATAATCTCATTTATAAAACATCAAGCTCAGACGTCTA